CAAACGGCTTTCTAGGGCTATTCAAGGGCGTTAAATGGGACACTGTGCAGGGCTTCGTTATTTTACCAGAAATTAGGCAAACTGCCTTAGCCATCGTAGGGTTCTACTTTGGTTCATCACAAATCAAATAATATTATGAATACACGAAAACCAATAGGTAAATCAAGCAAAGGCTCTTGTGGCGAAAAGGGCGGTATGGGTAAAGGTAAACGTTCTTACTAGTGGCTAAGAAGGCAAAGAGTGGAGGTAAGATATGCCCGGAAGGTAAAGCCTGGGCTAGACGGACGTTTGATACATATCCATCTGCTTATGCCAATATGGCTGCATCCAAGTATTGCAAAGACCCTAACTATGCTAAGAAATCTAAGAGTGCTAAACGTAAAAGAACATAATGTCACAGCTAGCACAATGGAGAAAGCAGAACTGGGTAAGGATTGGAACTGATGGATCAATCAAAGGACCTTGCGGAACGTCGAAGGATAAGAAAAACCCTGACCGTTGCCTGCCTAAAAGAAAGGCTCTTAGCCTTACGAAAGCTGAGAGAGCAAGCACTGCTAGAAAAAAGAAAGCAGCAGGAGCTAGAGGAAAAACAGTCGTAGCAAATACACCTAAAGCGAGAGTAAAAAGTAAATGAGGAAGGAACACAAAAGCAAAAAGGGCGGACTTACTGCCGCTGGCCGTGCCTACTTCAAGCGCAAGACGGGTGCTAACCTCAAGGCTCCGGTCACGGAATCCAACCCAAAGGGTAAGAAGCTAGCTCGAAAGAAATCATTTTGTGCCAGGATGTCTGGCGTTAAGGGTCCAATGAAGGATTCAAAAGGAAGACCAACACGAAAAGCACTAGCCTTGAAGCGTTGGAAATGTTAATAATTAATAATCAATACAATGCCAGATAAATCAAACAGAAGAAATAGAGGCCCTAGCTTTGGGCGTATGAACCGTCAGAAAAACATGAAGCGCGTAAAAGCGTTGCGTGACTCCGGGCAATTAAAAAGAGACAACCCTCTGTCTAAATTACGGGATTCCGTAAAAGGAGCTTTAAGTTCCTTAAGCAGAAAAACAGATTCAAGTGCAACTAGGGTAATACAGGGTCCAAAGATAAAACAACTTTCATCTCCAACTGCAAAAGAAGCTGGTAATAAATTAATTCAAACTGGTAAAGCTGCATCAAAGCCCGCAGCAAATAAGCCTGTTAATTCTAACTCCAAGGATGCCAAGTATACAGCCAAGCAACGTGAAGACCTAGCTCGACTAGATAGAATTAGCCCTGGGTTGGCAAAAAGAAAACGAGCAAGACTTGACTCCCTATTGAATCGAGCCGCAAAATAAAAAGCAATTAATGCCTGAATACCGCACATACGCTAACCTAGATGACCGCATTGCCAAGGATGGAGATGTTGGTTTTATTGGTTTTAATAATAGGATGCGACCCGATCAGCTGCCGCCAAGCCTGCTTGCTGATGCACAGAATCTTAGGACTGACCGCAGGGGCGAGGCGCAGGTGCGAAAGGGAATTGACCTAATTGTTAACCCACTGTCCACGGGTGCTTCCGCACTTACACTTCCGTTCTTCTTAGTTGCTGATGATACGTCAGTAACGGCTACACAGACTGGTGGTGATGTGGTTCTAACGAATGTTACTGCTACAAATTTTCCAAGTACTGGAACGGTTAATGTGTCAGGCGTATCCGGGCTTACTCCTGCTGTTAATGGTGACCGTGCATTCACAAAGAACAGTAGCACACAGATTACAATAGCTGACCAAACATACAGCGGAACGGCCAGCGGGACTGCAACGGTTAAGTTCGGTATACTAAATGATGGTGCTGTTAATGCCATTTATGGCTCCTGTTCTTTCTCGGATCCAAATGCATCAGCCAGTCAATACATTATATTTGCGTCGAACTCAAAAGGGGTTGCTGTAAATATAACTAATGGAGCAACTACGGACATTGCTTATCCAACTGGAGTGACTGTATCAGCTACAGCATCCATGCTTCAAGCATTTAACAAAGTATTCATATTCCGTGATGGCCAGACCGCACTTGAGTGGGACGGCTCATTTGGCGGCACACCAGCCTTTACAAAGGTGTCCAGCGGTACTTATACTCAACCAATTCCCCTTTCACTTACTGACATTGATTACGCTAGTGGCATAGCAACAGCCACAGCTAGTACTGCAGTGGTGGCTACTTTATTGGTAGGAGATACTTTAACCTTTACTGGCGCGGGTAGTTCTACTTATGAAGTGGGTGATACTATTGTTGTTCAATCAATACCGAGTACAACGACCTTTACGTTTATTACGGATAAGGCTGATAATACAAATAAAAACGGAACTGTGCAAAAACGAGTATCGGTTGGTCTTGGATTTAGTCATATGCCTGCTCCCCCATATGCTGCATACCACCAACGTCGGCTAGTCATGCCATTTAAATTTAGTGTTGATGCATCAACGGATTCATTTACCGCTCGAGGAATACTTGATGAAGTTATAGCTTCCGACATACTGGACACTGACACCTATGACCAAATATATGCTCAGTACAGGTTCAATGCTGGTGAAGCTGACTTTAACGTAGGACTGCACTCCTTCTCGGAGGACAACCTTATGGTGTTCAATCGTAATAGCATTCACTTAATTACTAATACAACGTCTCTACAAGCAGCTAGCACTAGACTTCTAACAAACGAAGTTGGTTGCGTAGCCCGTCAATCAATTACACAGGTCGGTAATCAGGTTATCTTTTTATCTGACAATGGTGTTTACAGCACTCAGTTCTTTGACGAATACAACCTTCGTGGCACTGAGACTCCATTGAGTGAGCCAATCAACGTAACTATTCAAAGAATCAACCAGGCGCATTGGGACAAATCCGTAGGCGTTTACTTTGATAACAGATACTTCTTGGCCGTTCCTCTGGATAATTCTACCAAGAACAACGCTATAATAATTTACAACTTTCTTAATAAGCAGTGGGAAAGTATTGACCAAGTCAATGACGCGGACTTCCACGTATCCAACCTGCTAGTTGTGGGTGAAGGCGATGCCCGTGGAGTATATGCAGTCAATGACATTGGCGGTGTCCAGAAACTAGACGAACGGGTTGACGGAGTGGACCGAGTAATCACACAAATTGGAGGGTCAGAAAAAAATATTAATGTCCCAGGTTCTTTGACCACTCGGCAATACACACTTGGCAATCTAGAAAGAAAGAACTGGAAGCAGTTTGAAATGCACATTGAATCCGGAGCATCTACGGTTTCTAACTTTGATATATCTGCTGAGACAGAGAACCCGGATTTTAATGTTCCTTTAGGCAAACTCAGTGACTTTGTAGGATCAACTTTATCTGAGGCCGAGGATGTGTCCATCCGTGGTAGAATAGGTAACCGTAGAGGTTACGGAATCCAATTTACAATTAATAATACACTCGGAAGACCAAAGATTAGGGCTGTTGAAGCTGACGGGTCCATATCCTTCCGTTCAACTAATAAAGCAGAATAATGGCAATTTTATCAAAAGGAACAGATTTTTCAACTGGCGATCAGGTCACGGCAGCTAACCTTGATGCCTTGGTTGATAGTGCAACATTTGCGGCAGGAGCTGTGGATGACAGCACCACAGCCCTGGACAGTTCTACTCCAAAGAAAATTATTGTAAAGAATGCTGGTATTTCTTCTACTCAATTGGCAACCGATGCAGTCACGACGGTGAAGATTACTGACTTAAATGTTACTACGGCTAAAGTTGCGGACAATGCTATAACGCTAGCAAAGATGGCTACTCAAGCTGACCAAACAGTTCTAGGTAATGTTTCAGGCGGGGCTGCCGTGCCTACCGCTGTGCCTATTGTAGGTGCTGCTGGCATACTTGTTAATAATGACTCACTAGGAACAGATGATACCAAAGGTGCAACGCAAGGAAACATTAAAGCGTTTGTTGAGAACTTAATTGGAACAGCGGATAAGTCAGGCTCCGATGTAGTCACCGAAGGAACCCAAGGTTCAATTACTCTAGGCGGTGGCTTAATAATAAAGTTTGGTAGTGTGGATGTGAACTCTTCGCAAGTTACCTTAACATTCAAGGACTCATCGGGAAGCAGTACTCCATTTCCTACTGCCATCTATGGAGTTATGGTAACGGCGCAAGAAGATTCTAGTGGTAGTGCGGAAAGTGCTGGTGTTAGTGATTTAGCCCTAGCCAGTTGTATCGTACGAGGTTACAACTCGAGCAGCGGCGGTGCAGTCGGTCGTGTGTTCTTTATAGCAATCGGACACTAATGAACCCTCTCCTGCAATCAGTTCAAATAGCATTGCAAAATGCTGAACAGA